TGCAGGGGAGAAGTATTGGTCAGAGTGAAATAAAATATATTACTATTAAGTTGGATGATACTGCACCAAAAATATTTGGTCTGGAACGACTAGACACATCCAAAAAGGTCTGTGTAACGGAAGGGCCTTTCGATAGTCTATTCTTGGACAACTCTGTCGCAATGGCTGGTGCGGATGCAGATACCACTCATTTTAAAACTATGGAGAACGTAGTTTTTATATTCGACAACGAACCAAGAAACAAACAAATTGTAGATAGAATGGAAAAAATTATATCTGAAAAGTTCAACATTTTCTTCTGGCCAAAAAATATCTCGGCAAAAGATATAAATGATGCAATCCTTGACGGAATCGATGAAACAGAAATAATGAACATTATAAGTAAAAATACCGCATCTGGTTTAAAGGCAAAGATGATACTTTCCGATTGGCGAAAGTGTTAATTCATCGTTAAAATTTAGGAGAAAAAAATGGTTGGGCAAGTATATGCTGGCGTGAAGATTGATATGGACAACGATGAAATATTGTCGGAACAATCTTATAAATTATTGAGTGATTATTATTGTATGGATGAAGAAGTGTCGCCCCAGCAAGCATTTGCTAGAGCATCAACTGCATATTCAGGCGGCGATAAGAAACTTGCACAAAGAATCTATGATGGGGTGTCCAAGGGGTGGTTTATGTTTTCTTCCCCAGTGCTATCTAATGCACCTCTACCGTCCCAGAAGGCAAAGGCACTACCCATATCGTGCTTCTTGTCTTATGTACCAGATACACTAGAAGGTCTTATTGCACATACTTCCGAATTGCGGTGGTTGTCAGTAAAAGGTGGTGGTGTTGGTGGTCATTGGTCGAGTGTCCGTAGCGTGTCTGACAAGGCGCCTGGCCCCATTCCTTTCCTAAGTACGGTAGATGCGGATATGACTGCATACCGTCAAGGAAAGACGCGCAAGGGGTCTTACGCCGCATATATCGATATAGACCATCCTGATATTGTGGAGTTCATTAATTTAAGGATTCCTACAGGAGATGTTAATCGGAAATGTTTGAATTTACATCACGCAGTAAATCTCACTGACGAATTTATGTGTGCAGTTAAAAACAACAAAGATTGGGATTTAAAAGACCCAAGCGATATAGAACCTAGAGAAACTGTTAAGGCAAGAAAGTTGTGGGAACAGTTATTGGAGACTAGATATAGGACAGGCGAACCGTATCTGAACTTTATTGATACTGCAAATGACGCACTCCCCCAACAACATAAAGATTTGGGTCTCAAAATTTGGGGTTCTAATCTGTGTAATGAAATCCATCTTCCCACAAATGAAGAACGGACTGCTGTCTGCTGTCTGTCTTCGCTGAATGTTGAGAAATATGATGAATGGAAAGATACTAATCTAGTTCGTGATATGATAAGATTTCTGGATAATGTTTTGCAGTTCTTTATTGATAATGCTGGAGATGAAATCTCTAGGGCTCGATACTCTGCAACTCAATCCAGAGATTTAGGTTTGGGTGCAATGGGTCTTCATTCGTACTTCCATAGGAAAAGGATTGCATTCGATTCTCAAGAGGCATTAGACGCGGATACGGAAATCTTTTCGTTAATTAAACGTGAAGCACTGAAAGAAACTCATGCTATGGGGTTGGAACGTGGAGAATGCCCAGACATGAAAGGAACTGGTAAGAGGAATAGTCACTTATTAGCGATTGCACCAAATGCGAACAGTTCAATTATAGTCTCTACTTCACCATCTATAGAACCTTTAAAGGCGAATGCGTATACGCACAGAACAAGGGCTGGTTCTCATTTGGTAAAGAATAGATACGTCGAAGAAGAGTTGATAAATGCTGGACAAAACACTGATGATATATGGAGTTCTATAATCACAAGTGGTGGTTCGGTTCAGCATCTGGATTTTCTGAGTGACCATTTAAAGAATGTTTTTAAGACCGCAATAGAGATTGACCAATCTCATGTAATTAAACTTGCCGGAAATAGACAAAAATATTTGTGTCAAGGACAATCTCTTAATGTATTCTTCCCTGCTGGTGCATCAAAGGACTATTTGCACAAGATACATTTTGATGCATGGAGACTTGGAGTCAAGGGATTGTATTATTTACGGACAGAGGCATCGAACAAGGCAGAAAATGTTTCTGAGAAAGTAGAAAGGGTGGCGCTGCAAGATTATCAGGCAGAACCACAGATGGAATTTAAACTAGACATCACTCCACAAGACAGTCAGGACGAATGTGTGGCCTGTCAGGGGTAAATTGCAAAGGAGAACAACGAATGTCCGTTGGACAAACACATGGGGGTAAAGGTTCCGCAACCCGACCCACAAACAAAGAAAAGTATGAAAAGAATTATGATGCTATCTTTGGAAAGAACAAAAAGAAGGAAGATAATAAATTGGAACGTACATCAATGCATAGTAATAGTTACTCAGAAGGAAACAAGAAATGAAGGTTGTAATGTATTCGAAAGGTGGATGTGGTTACTGCGAAATGGCGAGCAAATGGTTTGAAGAACACGCAGTTCGATACACCGAAGTTAAGATGGACGATGAAGAAAATAGACTTGCATTCGATCAAAAGATTAATGGTACTCAAGAGAGTATTGGCGACCCGACAGGTGTACGCAGGGTAAATTCTATGCCCCAGATTATGATTGATGATAAACACATTGGTGGTTATGATGAGTTGATGGCTGCTGGGGATACGATTTTAAAGAAACTTTCGGGTGGGCTTCTGAAGTCATCAAAAACGTATAAACCCTTTTACTATCCTTGGGCGGTAGAACTTACCGTCAAACACGAAAAGGCGCATTGGATTGAAGATGAAATTGATTTGTCCGAAGATGTGTCAGATTGGAAAACTGGTAAAGTCCTTGACAGTGAACGCGAGTACATAACTAACATCCTGCGGTTATTTACTCAATCGGACGTAGAAGTCGGAAAAAACTATTATGAGAATTTTGTTCCTAAATTTAAGAATAATGAAGTCCGTAATATGTTGGGTTCATTCGCATGTCGTGAAGCTATCCACCAGAGGGCGTATGCCCTGCTAAACGAGACTCTAGGATTGCCTGATAGTGAGTACCATGCCTTCCTAGAGTACTCTGAAATGACCGATAAAGTGGATTTTATGACGGATTCCGACCCATCCACGATGCGTGGTCTTGGTCTTGCAATTGCAAAGTCCGTATTCAATGAGGGTGTTGCATTATTTGCGTCATTTGTGATGCTACTGAACTTCCAACGGTTTGGAAAAATGAAGGGTATGGGTAAAGTCGTAGAATGGTCTATTCGTGATGAGTCTATGCATGTGGAAGGTATGTCTAAATTGTTTAGACAGTTTTGTGCAGAACATCCACGAATTATCGATGATGGATTTAAAAAAGAAATCTACGAAATGTCGCGTCTGTCTGTAGAACTTGAAGATAAGTTTATTGACCTTGCATATGGTATCGGTGATGTCGAAGGCCTGAGTTCTGTTGAGGTGAAAAAATATATCAAATATATCACCGACAGAAGATTACTTCAGTTGGGTCTGAAACCAGAATTCAAAGTCAAGGAAAATCCTCTTCCTTGGTTGGAGTGGGTTCTGAACGGCGCCGACCACACAAACTTCTTTGAAAATCGTGTAACCGAATATGAGGTTGCTGGACTGAAGGGCGATTGGACTGCTGCCTATGACGATGTTCCTAGTGGAGAATCTTTAAAACTCTGCTAGCCGCAGCTATGAGATGACTAAGATTCTAAATACTTTTCAGTGGTGTAATAGGAGAAACTCAGTATGCCAGGTATAGAAAAAACTCTATGTAATTATTGGGGGTCGCAGTTCTTAGTCATCTTTGAAGAAGAGGAAGAGGAATTGAAGTTTTGTCCCTCATGTGGTGAAGACATCGACAACTATATAGATCATGATGATGAGGATGGTCTATGGAACGAGAAAGAGTTGGACGGCGAAGTATAGCCGGAATTGATTACAGTTTAACATCGCCAGCTGTATGTGTTTATACTGGTGATGTTGAAGACTTTAGTTATGAACTTTGCAATGTTTTCTTTTTAAGCAACACGAAGCGGTATTCGGATTTTTGCAAGAAGAATATCGACGGCAGAGGCAATCTAACAGAATGGGAAACGCCAGAAGAAAGGTATGACTTCATATCTGATTGGGCACTGGATATTATCCTTTCTAACGATGTTCGTGAAGTTGCAATAGAAGACTACAGTTACGGTTCTACAGGAAAAGTATTTCATATTGCAGAGAATTGTGGTTTGTTGAAATGGAAACTCTGGCAAGCAGAAATACCATACACACTCTTATCACCATCTGCAATCAAGAAATTTGCAACTGGTAAAGGTAATGCAAACAAAGAGGGTATGTATTCGTCGTTTTGCGAAGAATCTGAATATAATCTTCAAGAAGAATTGTTGATTAAGACTACTAAGGTTGGCAATCCCACATCAGATATTGTAGATGCCTATTATATCTGTAAGATGGCACTGAAAAATAATGCTTGACATTCCTGTGGTTATGTAGTATTATATAACCAAATGTGATAATTATAAGATGAACTACCATGAATATATTCATTTTGGACAAAAGTCCAGTTGCTTCTGCACAACTCCAGTGTGACAAACATGTTGTAAAAATGATTGTCGAATCTGGCCAGATGTTATCGACTGCCCACCGCATGTGCGATGGTGCAATGGAACTAAGACCTTCCAAGTCGGGTAAACGTACCGTCAAGTACTATAAACACCCAAACGACAACATGGAAGATATACTGTACAAGGCGGTACATCACTTCCACCCATGCACTGTATGGACAATGGAAACTAATAACAACTACCTATGGCATTATGACCACTTTATTGCTCTTTGTCGGGAGTATTCTTATCGATATGGTAAAGTACATGCGACTGAAAAGTTAATCCCCCTACTTTCAAATCCCCCCAAAAACATCAAAGAAGGTGTAAAGTACTATTTGACCCAGTTCCCACTGGCAATGAAAAGTAACCCAGAATGTATGTTTCCAGAAGACCCTGTTAAGTCCTATAGAATGTTCTATCAGACAAAACAAGACCGTTTTAAAATGGTTTGGTCAAAACGTGAGGTTCCTTGTTGGTTTGAGGAAAAAATGGCTTGACAACTGTCAAAAAACCATGTATAATGGGTATTATTAATTAAAGGGTGTAGAAGATGGTCACTTACCATAAAGGATTCATAGGAAAACCGCAAGAACGTGCAATGTTCATGGGTAAGGTGATGAACTTCAAGAAAGTTAACACTCATTATGGCGAGAGGTATATATACAATTTCATTACTAAATCTGGGAAGTTTGGTGCATTCTTCATCGAACCAGCCGTCGAGGGATTGGGCGAAGGTGTATGTTTTCATTTTACAGGAACAGTTAAGCGTCAACATTGGAATGAATATAGTAAACGAGAAGAAACTATGTTCAATCGGGTCAAAATTGATAAAATATTTTCCATTACCGAAGAAAACGCTTGACATCAATGACGCTGTGTGTTACTATATAGCATAGTAAATAGAGGCAAAAATCATGATTTTAATTGACTTAAATCAAGTTGTAATCGCAAACCTAATGGTACAGATGAACAACTACAGAGAAGAATTGGACGAAAACCTTGTCCGACACATGATACTCAATAGTATCCGAAGCATTAAGAAACGATTTTCTGATGAGTACGGCAACGTAATTTTGTGTTGCGACAATAAAAACTTCTGGCGCAAGGACAGTTATCCGTACTACAAGGCAAGTCGCAAAAAGACCAGAGAAAGTTCTAATATCGATTGGAACATAATATTCAACACGATTTCAGAAATGAAATCTGATTTGAGGGAAGTATTTCCTTATAAGATTATCGAAGTCGATAGGGCAGAGGCAGATGACATAATCGGTGTTCTGGTCAAAGAATATTCGAAATATGAAAAAACTATTATTATATCAAGTGACAAAGATTTCAAACAGTTGCAAAGATATCCTAACGTAAAGCAGTACAGTCCGATACTCAAAAAGTTTCTTACAACTGATAATGCTTATAAATACATAAGAGAACACATTATTCGTGGTGACAGGGGAGATGGAGTGCCGAACTTTCTTTCGCCAGATGATGTCTTTGTGACCGAAGGTGCGCGACAGAAACCATTATCCAAAAAACGATTATCTGAATGGTTGGATACTTCTAGAGAACCAGAAGAATTTTGTGATGCAAACATGTTAGAGAAATACCGCCGTAATGAAAAACTAGTTGACTTGACCTTTATCCCAGATTATATCCAAGAACAAGTTCTATTGGAGTATAATAAGGAACCTATAGGTGATATGAAAAAGGTTTTTGATTATTTTATTAAAAATAAGATGATTCTTCTAATGGAAGAAATACAGGATTTTAGAGAGAAAAAGTATGAAGTTAATTCACGAAGTTTTTAACGAGATTGCGTTAACGAAGTCAGTCAAGGCCAAACAACAATTACTACGGCAGTGGGAAACGCCCGCTCTGAAGGTTCTTTTGCGATGCATGATGGATACAAACATTAAGTTTAAAGTTACAACAATCCCTAAATATATGCCAACTGATGACCCAATTGGATATTCCATCACCACTTTGGAGAAAGAATGTAGATAT